ATGCTGCGATAGACTTAGCAGACTGGAAACTAGTCACGGTAGTTACAGAGACTAGTTTTGTACCCTCATAGCCAGGGACTGTGTAGTATCTCTTACCATCAATAGTTTCTCTTGTTAACTTATCAGGTAAGTTCAACTGTACATGATTAAACATCAGAATCCTAGACTAATCTTACTGACAAGATAACTCTTGATTAATCCAGATCTAACGATGTCATCAACACCAAACTCAGTCATACCAAACTCATCCATCAAACGAAGGATACTCATGAAATCTAGTATACCATTTTTCTCGTTTGCTTTAACAAGATCAGTTTGTTGAACATCACCACAGAACATGATCTTACAATCTTCACCAACACGGGTGATAATAGAATCAAGTTCGTGGAAGTTTAAGTTCTGACACTCATCAACGATGATAATAGCACGATCAAATGTAGTACCACGAATGAATGATGTGGACCAAAAAGAAATAGTCTCTTGAGTCTTCAAGTTACCATACAACATTTCAAATGAATTGTCATCTGGCATCTCAAACATAAATTTTACCATATTCTTATATGGAATCTGGTAAAGCGATGACTTATCTTCATGATCACCTGGTAGAAAACCAATCTCTCTGGTAGAGACTAGAGATCTCACAACATAAACTTTATCATAGGGACTATCTTCCTTTAGAACTTCTCTAAGAGCAAGATAAAGACCGATAAAAGTTTTACCAGTACCAGCAGCGCCATACAAGAAAAGATTTTTATTAGATTCCCAATCTGAAAATACTTTTTCTTGAGTGGCTGTTAGTGGTTCAATACCTACCAACATGTCAGAGTTAATTGGCTTCCTGCGTTTCATTTGTTTCGCAGACATACCATTAATATCTGGTGTAGTTTTCTTTCTCGATCTTGGCATACTTAGAATCCCTGAATTGTAGAACCGTGATGTCCTTTTTTAATGTTGTTGATTTTTTTCTGAAGATCTCCGGGAACTCTGTTCCTCCAATCTCCAACTTCACTGACAGAAGAGGCACATCCGGCAGACCAGTCCTTGTCCCATTCAGGATTCTCATCCTTCCAAGTACAATACTCTTTCATGGTCATTGAGAGATCTTTCTTCTCTCCGGTGGTTTTATTTATTACTGGATAAGTTGGCATAGTTAAATCCAATCTGGTTTACGGGACGGGTCACGAAGATAATTAGATGCAACCCAAGGTTTGCTGCTAATGTACATTTTGTAAGCAGTAAAAGTATCAATGCTTGTGTCATGTTTAAACTCATCTGGCATTGCTCGAGTAAAATTTTGTGCTTCAGTGTGGTATGTAATTGGTTTGTCTGCTTTGTGATGAAACATTTTCTTTGCTTCAAATAAAGCATGACTACATGCATGTACTTTGTTATATCTATGTGTATACTCCATACACAATGCAGTACCATGAGCAATTAACCATGCAGTATTGTAAATGTTTTTTGCAGCCCATATAGTACATGGATGGTTACGAAATGCACCTTTCTTGGTAGCATAAGGTTGACCATTTATTCTATGAATAGGACCCCAATCATAATACCACGATGAGTATATAATTGAAAGCATCTGACAACACTCAAGAGGCATTTTGACAACGTGCTTGTCTGGAAGAATTTGTGCAGATTTAGATGGACTTTGATTAGTTACAAAAATGTTCATAATCTGTGATCAATAGGATTTTGTTTCCTTATCTTCTTAAGGATACCATATGATTCTTCATATGTCAATCAGATACAGTCCATTCTAGTGCTTCTGCAACTGTAGGGAACTGTTCAATAAAAATTTGTTTACATGATTCTGCAACTTGCATGTGTTCCTTTTGTGTACCATTAGCAGTCCTCAGAGTAATATAATGAATCCATGATCTACATGAGCCCGTCATGTAAATTTTTGTGGGTGTACAGAGTGGAAGAACATTTCTGGCACACTCCTTGGCAACGCCCCTTTCAAGCATCTGTTGATACAGTGCCATCGAAGAATCAAACAAAGTCTGCATTTGGAGTTCCAAGTTCTGAGTCAAGAAAGGATCAAGGTCATCAATTGAGTTCTGACGATTCTTATCATCTTGACGACGAAGTTCAGGTAGAGGAATTTTATCGCCGAGCAGAGATGAACTTGCATAGCGTTGTGAGAATTCTTGAAATGTAAAACTACGATGTCTTAAAATTTGAGCTGCAATAGCTCTAGTAGTATCAATTTCCAAAGTCATTGAACTTTGTTCAAACACAGACCAGTGGTTGTGCTTGATGCAATAACCAAGGAGTTTTGCATACTTTACATTATCCTGATTAGCTGGGTTAGATACTCTAGCGATATACGCCATTGTCTGTTCAGCATCAGGAGTAACCGAAACTAATTTTGCGGTCATGTTTGAAGTCATAATCACTTTTTCTTTTTGGTGTCTTCTTTTTGAGTGTATCCCCAAAGTTTGGCGGGAACTGAACCATCGGTCCATCCAATGTTCTTTACAACGTTACCATATTTATCATAGTATGCATTGAAAATATCAATATTTGATCCCATGACTATATCATACCATACTTCAGTCCCATTGTCACACTTTACTAAGTATGCACTTCGCGGCAGAGTTTTATCTTTAGCAGCTGAGGGATCACAGTTTATATGAATACAGATTACACTGTATACGGATTTGAAATTAGCTACATCAGCGCTTGATAATACCATGTGTTTTCCTATGAACGATTTCCCCACTGAATTTCTGGATAAGCTTCAGAAATACATGCTTTAGTAATCTTGTATCTTTTACTGAGTTGTTTATCTTTAGTAAGACATAAAACTTTTGCTTCACTTTCGTGAAGGCCTTCTAATATTTGGATGAACATCATCTCTCTACGACCCTGAGCAAGCTTGTCGTTACCACCCTTGACAAAGTGATATAGTTTCTTGTACTCATGGAACAGCAGCGTGTGTTCTGTACCCTCTGGCGTGTCATTGGGAGTGTATGGAACATCACCAGTCGGAACCATGCTCCTTACACTTTCGTCATAACCCCAAATCAAAATAGATTGTAGAGCAGGACTCTTGTATTTTTTTAGCAGTGTTACTTTTTCTTTTTTAGTTTTAGCGTTAGAGATCTTTTGAAGAACTTCGGAGATCAATAATTTTTCTACAGGTAATTCAGCCATAGTTAAAAATCCTCTATATCATTTAATAGTGTAGTCAGTTTGTTTTCTAAGAAGTAATCTAGTGTAACTCCTTGTTTCACAGTACTATTTAACCGATTAAATTCTTCGACAATTTGTCGTTGAATATCATCAGGGATACAACTTAGATCAATAAGTTTTTTGTTACGTTCATAATTTTTTAATTGAACATCAGTACAAAAACTTTTTGGATCTGCAGAAATCCACTTCACTAAATTCTTTTTGTTAATTGGTTTCTGTCGTTTGCCAGATACAAATGTGTCATCATCAGATAGAAAGTTTGGAATACCATCACTACGATCACCCTTGATGATATGCTCCATCAAAAATTCGTTGGGGTTATCGAGAGTAACATATTTTTTCTGCACAGGATTATACTGTGAGACAAAAGAATACTTACCAAGTTGAAGAAAGTCTTTGTCACCAGACATAATTAAAACTTTCTCTGGTGTTTCTTCATCAGAGTTATTTTTAATCAGAACACTGATAATGTCATCTGCTTCTGCTCCATAAACATCCATGACAACATAAGGAAAGTTATTCCTAATCTCATCTCGAATTTTATTTAAGCATTCAAAGATAGCATTCCAATCATGGGATGAATTCTCCCTATCTTTTTTACGATTTTGTTTATAGAAAGGAAACTCTTTCTTCCTCCAATAAAACTTAGAATCATAACAAAGAACTAGTTCGCCGTAATCACTACCGAATTTTTTTCGGTAGTTTCTCAATGAGTTTAAAACCATATGACGAACTAGATTTTCATCAAGTCCATTACTATTTTTCACTTGTACCATCAGGTTACTGATCATACATTGATTCATGTCAACTAAAATCATAATTAGTCCTCTTCGTAATCCTCCTCGTCTATGAATCTAACGGACAAAAGTTCTTCCTCAATCATAAAACCCTGATCGTTTAACATTTCTGGATGAATGTTTGTATTCTGCGAAACCGTTGCCTCCATGAAAGCTGAATAATATTCATTAGTAAACCATCCAAACATGAAACCCAGTCCGACACCTACGAGACAGAACAAAAGGCTGAGCACTAATGTAGTTACTTCTGTCATGATCTTCTCCTAAGGTTGTTCCTTAATAATTTTTAACTCTACCCGATATTTTTTCTTGAAACAAGAAAATAATTTATCTAAGTAAAAAACATATTCTGGTTCTTTTTCTGGTTCCGTTTCTACGTTACCTCCACTTAACATAGCCCTTACATTAGTATTTAGATACTTATCGGGGATGTTACTCATTTAATAACTCTTAATGGAAAGTAATTTGGAGAGACTGTTTTAGGTGCAGATCTAGTTTTGTTTGGCAATTCACCAAATGATCTTGAACAATTTAAAGATGTTGCTGTCATAATAGTTTGGATTGTTTGATCAATCTTTTTAATTTTTTTGACACCAGAAAGTTCTTCATCATAATTAATGATCTTTGCACCAGAACAAGAAAGTTTTTTACCAGTTAAAAAAAGAAGTTCATTGGTTTTTATGTTGATTAAAAACACTGACTTAGAGTCAATGATCTCCGTCTTGGAAACGGGAGTGTATTTTTCCTCTCCTATTATAACAGGCTTTTGGATTAAGTGCAAGTCCTTGGTCAGCTGACATGGACTTCTTTTCTTCTTACGTCGAACTATCCTTTTAGAATCTTTATATTTTTTTATGTCATTTATAAATCTTTCCAATAAACATTTCAGTTCTCTTAGTTCAGATTTTTTATAACTACCGTAAGCTTCTGACAGAAACCTATCACCACCAAGAGCACCATCAACCTCATCTAAAAGGTCAGTGACAAAATGAAATTTGTCTGATGTGTATTCATTGATAGTTTTCCTATCAATATCTTCGGATTGTAGATACTTAAAGAAATCAACACGAATTTTTTTCTTAGTAATTACATACTCATCTAAGATGGTATCTACAAATTGAGTGATTGTTTCCGTGCGAGTCATAGGATTTTTTGCTCTTGCAAATATTGAAGTGTTTCTTTACATCCACCGATGTGTTTCATTCCAATTGATACTTGAGGAAAGGTGGCACCCTCCCCAAATTCATTATAGAATTGTTTCTTATTAAAATCTGTATTGTACTTGTATTCTAGATAATCAATTTCAACTGCTTTAAAAAGTTGCTTGACTCTATCACACCACTGACAATTTTCTTTTGTGTAAACTACTGCTTGCATTCTAAACTCCTATCCTAATTTTTTGGCAATAGTGAGAGGGTTCTTTTGTTGACGACGATAATTTTTCAACATTTTATTTAGTGTTGTTGCCCTTGCTCGTTCTAATGATTTTCTTTCTTGATAAGACATCTCTGGTTGTTGTGGTTGAACTGGTTCATCAACAACTTCTTGAGCTTCAACATCTACGATTACGTTTTCTTCAGTCATGGGTTTCTTGTTTTTTTAATTATATCAAAAGAAAGGGGTCTTTGCAACCCCCCACTAATAATTTATGTATTTATTTTTTTAACCGTTCCAATATTCCAAGACCTCATGCCGAATGGTGTATCAGCAATCAACTCTTGAGTTAGTGTTAATGCATCTGGTGGTACAACCAAACAGAATCCAATGCCACAATTGAATACATTTCTCATCTCTTCCTCAGCAATGTCTCCCGCCTGCTGGATCTTGTTAAAGAGTTCTGGTCGTTCCCAAGCATCATAGTTAACATCAACTGTAAGACCCTTTGGAAGACACCTAGGAAGGTTCTCAGGGATACCACCACCAGTGATATGTGCCATTCCTAGGATAGGAACATCATCCAATAGATTATTAATTAAAGGAGCATAGATGGTAGTTGGTGTTAGCAACTCAGGCATCTCTTTATAGTAGATGTAATTTCTCCACAGCATATCATTGACCAGTGTGTATCCATTACTATGAAGTCCACTACTCTCAATACCGATGACTACATCACCTTCTCTGATGTTAGTGCCGTCAACAATATCATATTTTTCTACAACACCAGTACAGAAACCAGCAAGGTCATAGTCACTTTGTCTAAAATGTTCGGCAGTCTCTCCACCTAGGAGTTCCATACCAGAAAGTCCACACCCAGTAACAATTCCATACACAATATCACTGACATTAGCATCAATTGTTTTGGTTGAGATATAGTCTAGAAAATATAATGGTTTAGCACCAGAACATATAACGTCATTGACGCACATAGCAACGAGATCCTGACCAATAGTGGTGTAATCAT